TAAATGAGAATACGAGGCTTTGAATAAAAGTATCTTCTATAAAATCCTCATTCGCGCTAATTAGTTTAGCGTCTATTACATTGAAGTTGTCATATTGCCCGCGCTTGTTTTCGAGCGCCTTACGCACTTCTTCGGCGATAGTGACAGAATTCAAGTAGTTATCACTAGCTACGGCAACCTCAACCGAAACGGTATCGCCCGTACCGTATCTATCTTTTGTATATTCAGGAACCAAAGAATTACGCCTGTAAATTACGAACGGAAAAGATATTTCCGTTTTGGTTGAGATAGCATATATCTTATCAGAAATCAACTTCACCAACTCCGTAGAGTCGCTTAACTTCTTATATACGTGTGCGCCTATTGATAAACTCATTTCTTTTTATTCGCTATTTTCGTTATTGAATCAATAATATTTTTCTCTAGTGAGTTCTCCGCTTCTTTCTGCTTCGATTTGACCGCATTAGAAAAGAAGCGAGAAGCCTTTATACTACCTCTGTTTGCAGGTTTATGGGTAGCGCTTTTTTCGTATGCTGTTCGTTCTATTGTTCCAGATTCAAAAAAAGGAAGCATAAAAGCGCGTGATCCCTTTTTACGTTTATCAATCAGGCTAACCCGTGCACCGGAAGCATTGCGATAGACCGCTATTTTTATTTCATTCTTTAGCGGTTTGAAAGACACGCCATTCTTAGTACTCCCAAATTCAGCGCCATTAACAGCATAGACTAAATTTTCCTGCGCCTGTTTACGAATGATAAGAATCGACTTTCTAAGAGCGGAGGAAATTGCCTTCTTTGCTTCTTTATCGTTCAACCGTTTAAGTAGTTCGTTTACTCGCGTTGCATCCACTTCGACGCGATACAAGTTGCGCCCGGTGTAATTGTCGTTACTCATTGATTACCTCCGCTTCTATAACCGTTGCTTGTTGCTTCCGGTCGTGGTTAATAGATAGAATCTTGTATTTCTGCCCGTCGTACTCGATTCGCATTTTAGCGTTAATCTCTTTGCAGATGCGAATCATTATTGTATTAACGGTCGTATTGTATATCTCGCCGTTCGCTTCTTTGCGTGCGCCAGACTTAAAGCGAATGTATGCGCGTTTATCGAATACTTTCACCCAACTTTCAGACGTGCCGCCCAGATTATCGCGCTTTGACTCGCTACGGTAAAAAGAGATCATTTCGTTTAATAATCCTGCTTGCATTACGTATATCGTTTTAAAGGTTGCAGTAATAGTTCTATGTGCCCCGGAATAACTTGCGGAGTGGCAAATGTTACCGATTCACGGTTTGCGTAGTAATTCGCTATAAGGATGCGGATCGCGTGCCAGATACGCCGATCTATTTTTGCGTCCTTAACGTAGGTATCTAGCGGATTATTTAGATACGATTCGATAAGAAGTTGAACGGGTTCGATAAGCCCGGTTATATACGCGTCGTCCGTGTCGAAGTCAACGTTTAAATGCTGTTTGAGTTCTTCGAGTGTTACGTATTGTGCCATATTGTATAAATTAGAAAGGGCTAGAGCCGAAGCCCCAGCCCTTTAGTGAATGATAGGTTATAGGATTAGGCAGAAGCTTTTTTCTTTGCGATGGCAAAGGCTTCCGGGCGAGCTACAACAATATCATAATCAGTATTCAACACAAAGTTTACGACATTACTTTTCGCTCCGGTATACGGGTCTATAACTAAATCCATATCGCCGAACTGACCGATAGCAGCGTTGGAGAATACACCGAATCCGATAGAATCGGCGTCCATGTAGTTAGTAACAAGAACCGGATAACCGTTCACCATACCATTTTGGCAGATCATTTCAGCAGCCCCCGCCGCTTTGGGAGTGGATTTCAAAGTACCATACACCTTTGGAGTGCAAACATAGGCGGCTGTACCGTCCGTAACATCTACGCCCGCATCCATGACAGTAGATTCAAGTGCAACAATATTCGCGAACGTCAATGCGGAAGTATATTCTACATCCGGTTTTGCCTTTACAAACACGCCGTTACTTGCACCAGACAACGCAGCCCCCGAAAACATCCATTTGTTCAAAGTACGGGCAACACCAAGCGAAATTTGTTTTAAAACTACGTCCTGCAAAGAGTAGTTCGTTTGGTTGATCGCACGCTTAGACACCGGGATAGAAATAGATACACGTTTGGGTGAAGCCTTGATTTTGTCGATATTCAATTCGGTATCGGTAACCGCAACGTTTTCACCCTGAATTGTTGCTTCAACAGCCGCCAATGTTGGGAAAACAAGGTCACCTACAAGCCCGCTTTGCATCTTGATACCTAGTTTATCAATAATCAAGCCTTTTTCTAACGGTTCAATGATTTCACCGATTGTAACAGGAACCATGCTAGCCGCATCGGTTGTATCTGTAACAGTCACCGCACGTTCTACAACTTTAATACCGCCTTCCGATACTACTCCGTTGTATTCTTCCAAAGAGCGATGATTAACGACGTCAAAAACAGCCTGTGAAAACAACACGCGACGGTCTGACACCAGTCCCGCGTTAATATCTTCAAGCGCACGGCGTTCGACTTTCATTTCCAAAAGTTCTTTCTTTGTTTTTAACTGCTCAAACTGCTCTTTCTCGCTTGCGTCGAGTGCTCTTTTTTCCGCTTCTGCTTTATCCAACATAGCGCGCATCTGCTCTTTGTATTGAGCAATAGTTTCAAATTCTTTTCTCATGTTTTAAATTGATTTGCGTAAATTATTAATTTCATTTAGATAGTCTTTATTCTCGCCGGACAACTCCGCTATCGTATCGTCCATACTCCGCACCGTTACGTCTGTACCATAAAAAGCAGGATCAACAACGGGAGATATATCGGAAATCCGATCAATCATGTGTACAGTACGAAGCAACAACCCGTCTTTCATTGAATAGGAAACTTTTGTTTTATCCTTTTCATTTAAAGCATACGCAAAAGACGAACCGAAAATATCACCGCGTTTAATCATTTCTACGGCGAAATCTCCATCGGGAGTACTAGGAGCCTCAAATCTGTATTTTAATCCGTAGTCGTCAAGTTCAAGCGACAAAGTTCCCGCACCACGATTAGAACGAGCTAACAATCTCTGTTTATTATGATCTAACAGAGCTTTAACATCACAACTACGCAATAACTCTTCCGTTATAGCTCCCTTTTCGATCACCTCAACAAAAGCGCGTTGTTTTTCCCTGTCGTACAATACACGGCTTTCTTGTCCGAATACAACCGCATAACCTTCGATTATTCTTCCATCTCCAACTTTAGGAGCACCTAACTCTGTATAACTTCGTATTTCCATATTTTGCAAATATCATTTTACTATATGTTTGTTTCTTCGTTTTTGGGTAGCTCTACTTTTTGACTAGCCGCCTCGATTGGTTGAACGTTGCAGGAGATAAACACTTTGTCGCCTCCTTCAACGGGCGGTTTTCCTAAAGCCCTACGAGTATCATTCGGGGAATGAGCTCCCATTTCTTCCAAAGCTTTATAATAGCTTGCTTGTGTCGTTAAATCGGTTTGATATAAGCATGACAAATCAAATGAAATACTATATAAGTGAGCGACTGAATTAGGAATCAGCTTGTAATTAAATTCAGCCTCGATTTGTTTCAATATTGGTTGCAGTGTATCAGTTAAAAAAGAAACATTGCTCATTTCAGAAGCTTTGTAATTAGTAGATTGTCCGGCAAATACTTTATCTGGGTGAACTCCGTAAAATCTACATATATCAAGAATACTGAATTTCTTTGTTTCCAATAACTGCGCATCAACCGGATTTATAGAAAGTTGATGAAATCCAACATCGCCGGGAACTGAAATAATGTCTCTTCCTGTGTTTAGTTGTTCCTCTATGCGATCTCCAACCGTAGAAAGTTGAATATCCGTCATACCTGCACCGGGCAACCCTTTATTTATCTCTTTTGCACCGGAAACAAGCCCCTTTATTTTACTTCCATTCTGAAAGGTTCGTAAATTCTGATTATCTGCACTCGCGGCTATGGAAAAGATACGGCTAGCGTACATTATTGTGCTTACTCCTGTATATCCCCCGTCCAAACTATTATTTTTAAGATGGATTATTTCGTAGGATTCAAAACGCCCATATATCCGGTTATATGGATCAGAAATAATATAAACATCATTCAATTTGTCATAGGTTACTGTATTATTTGCGCATAATACAAGCTCGCTGACACTACCGAACTTTCGACGGATAACGATGTAGGCGTTTCCTTGATTTACGATTTGAACAACCATATTCCTAACCATTTCAAAACTATTCATTCGTCGGTTAGGCATACGGGTTAATATCGTATATAAATCGTTTTCCTCGTCTGGTGAGAAATATCCATCTTTTTTCCGTTTAATTATAAGCGGTAAAGACGCGATAGTCCCCGAAAGAATAGAAGTACATCTATATGCGGCTGAAAGTTTCATTGCTTGATTACTGTTATGCACATCTATTGGCTGACCGGGTAACGATGGTAATCGGGAGTTTATCGCCGCATCTTTATCCGTTGTGCTCATCTCTGCATTTAAGGCGCGTTTTTGCGTCTTTGAACGTCCCAATTCAAAATTAAAAGATAGTTTCATTATACCTCCATGTTATTAAATAAGTAGAATGTCATTAGGTTTGTTATAGTCGAATCAATCTTCGCGTTATGCGTTTTCTTGACTGGCTTCTTATTCATGTTCCGATCTTCGTCTAATACCGCATTACTAAAACAGTACGGCGTAATCGGATTAGGGCTAAAGGTGAGCTTACTCCGATACAAAGCAAGTTCAAAGGATTCGATAGGGCTTGTAAACGTTCCGTATGTCTGTTTAACAGGCTTAATATATTCACTCGCACCGCCTACGGAATAAGTAAGAAGATTCACAAATTCAGCCGATTTATAAGGATCATAGCCAACTCCCATAATTTGTAGATACTTTGCACGTGCAAGTATATCGTTTACTATTTGCTGATAGTCGATAATATCACCGTCACAAAGAATTAAATAGCCCGCTTTCGCCCAACCTTCGTAAAGTTCCCGATTCGGATGATCTTTCAAAGCTCCTTCCGGGAAATAGTAATCCGTATGTGAATGAAAAGAACCGCTTTCTTTCGAATAGATATTATAAGTAACCGTAGAAAAGTCGTCTCGAACGGATAAATCAACCGCCGCCATCGTTAGCGGATAAGTACCGATACTCTCAATTCTAATATCTTTGAATCGTTCTTCTATCTGCTTTGCCTCAATCCATTTTGTTGTTTGGTCGGTAGTAAATACGTTAAGTAACTTTGTTCGAAACTCTAGCGCGTCCGGTGCGCTATATAAAGCCTTCTGGTATGCGTCGATATAGAAATCTTCATAAACAGTTATACCCATGTGTGGTTGCACTTTACGCCACGTTGCCGGATCGCCTTCCTCGTCGTCTACGTCTGGCTCAAAGATGTGTGCAAATATGGAATCATTTTCAATCTCACCTCGTAGGATCGATTTATACATTTTGAGCATTTCGACGAATGGAGCCGTTTCTTTATCGGATGCGGTCGTAATTACTACGGTTAAAGGGTTGAGCCGTGCGCCCATTGAGGAAGTTAATACATTCTTCAATGCGGCGCTATCGGCTTGTGAATACTCGTCTACTATTACCATGCTTGCGTTAAGTCCGTCTAATTTATCCGGGTTAGAGGCAAGGCAACGGGCAAAAGAGGTTTTTCCCTTTATGCGGTTATATATGATTTCTCGATTAATTTTGAAGTGCCTAAACTTCGGATCGAGAGACTTTAAAATATTACGTATTTCATCAAAACAAACTTTCGCCTGATTATATGAGTTTGCAGCAACGTATGTTTGTGCGTTCGCATCACCGAACAACAAATCGTTAATCGAAAGACTCGCTACGCTTGTTGTCTTACTGAATTTACGTGGAACGAATAGAAGAGCTTCACGAATCAAACGTTTGTTTGTTCCGGGCTTGTAAAATGCGAGAATGTTAGAGAACTGAAACACCTGTATCGGAGTCAGCTTGTATCTAGTCTTTCCCTTTGTGCCGGAGAATTTCAAACGCTCGTAGAACGTGACGAACTTCTTTACTTCCTTGATCCGAAATTCGTATTTATCGAGGAAAACAAAGAAGCGGCGAACGGCTAGCAACTCGTAAAGGTTGTGCGCGTCCGGATTGTTAATACAACCTTTGATATACACATTTAGTCTTTCGTCTGCCTTGTCTAGCTTATACGAATCAACGTCGATGTTATGCAAGTCGGAGATAACCGACTGCTTTAACGCTATCAGTTCATCTCTATTCTCCTTGTTCATCGCGATCTATTTTGTTTACTTCGTTAATCAAGTCGTTTACTTCGTCGTCGTCAGATGCAGAAAGCGTTTGAAAGGTCAAACCAAGTTCGCGTAATTGTTTGCGCGTTGCTTCGAGTGCATCGAATAAAACTTTGAAAGCAGGATGCGCCGTAAGTTTATCATTATTTTCGCGGGACACTTCTTTCACGTATGACTTCATACGCTTCTTTGAAATATCGTTTAGTGCAATTTGAAACGCCATATATGAACCTGCGCAAAGAGTTATACAGAGGTCTAAATCTTCCGTATATGTTCCCTGCGACTCCATCGCGGCGCGAATCTTTTCTTTTATGTCGTCCAAATCACACATTTTTATAGGCTTTTTGCATATAGGAAAAGATTGCAAGTATTTGGTAGCTCGGAAGATGCGCACAAAAAGCTTACCCCCAACGCGCACCCCCTCGTTTCAAAAATTACTCGCGCGTGTAAATATGAGGTGAGGTGGGTTTAGCGTATCGCGTTAAAAAATAAAAAAAACCGCCCCCCTCTCGTCGAGGTTGAGCGGTTGTAATATAATCAAGAAATAAAAGAAAACCACACTGTACGCCTTCGTCAACTACATTGTGACAAGATTACGATTTGTCAAGTATCAATCCCATTGAATCTCGAGGAGAAACTACTTTATACAAATCGAGAATCTTCTTTGTATAATTCTCACCACGCAAATTCGATTGAATCGTTAATGATTTTAAATTTGCTAACTCTCTATTAATTTTTGAAAGTTCATCCAGTATATAACTACCTTCTGTTATTTCATTAGGCTTTATAGAAGACGGTTTTAATGTCCGACCAAAACTTTTCAAAAATGGAGAATAGTCGGATTCGGTCATAGAACGTTCATAAGTAGCATTTAATCGTTCAATCAAAGTAGTTTGAAACTCTATAATATCGTGAAATCTTAATGAAGAAGGATATTGTAAATGTTCTATTACGCCAGTGTCAAAAGAGTAATCGGTTTTTTCGTCTTTTATTATAATAGTAGGTTTATCAAATGCAAGTCTCATGCCCAACTCAAACATTACATTTGGATTCTTAGAACTAACATCACAAATTACAATATCATTATTATAAATATTAGTAACAATTCTATCATGAATTAACCCGATTGCATCATCATCACTAACTAATTGTGAAGTAAATTCCGTCTTGTCTATTGCTTCAGATAAGATTTTATACACGTCTTTCCAGTGTCCTTGTGCATAACCAAGAGTTTCCGCAATAGGCATTATTATTCCACACTTCTTTTTTTCATTAACACCTGTTTGCCCTGCTTCTTTTATTTTTGTTACTACCATAATCTTAAATTTAATAATATTACAAATATAAAAAAGATTCTTGTAAATAATACTCATTAAATACAAGAATCTTCTACGCTTGATATAAAATAGTCCAATTTACTTCAAATACTTATCCGCAAAACGTTCCGTCGCCCTCCGATTATTCGCCTGAACCGCCTCTTTCGAATGACTGAAAGCACGTCGATGCGCATCAGAGTGGCACGAATGACAGAGGCTTTGCAGATTGTTATAATCAAACATTAGTTGTCTCATTCCGAGTTCATGCGGCACGGACTCAACCGGGACAGTGTGATGTACTTCCGTTGCAAGTGTACTGCGATTGTTCGCTTCGCACACTTCACAAACCGGATTGCTTTGTAGCTTCTTAGCTCGAAGTAACTTCCATTTGTTGGAGTTAATCATCTTAATGTAATGCGGGTTTCTACTCATTGTTCGTCATAATTAAAAAGAATCTTATCACATTGATAACAATCGTGCAACTCCTTTCGTGTCGCCTCGATGTCGTCCGTTTCTATCTCAACTAAATGCGTCTCGGACACATCGCCCGATTTGCATTGAATACGCCTGATTATATACATAACGTTTCGATCCGGTCTAATCCGTTAATAAGTAATCTAATCCGTGCACAATTCCCGTCGCATCGAGTCGATTGTGTTTCCTGTTTATGTATCCGGCTTGCACAACCTTTGCAGTTCTTAGACGGACACATTTGTTTATACACTTCGATAGCTTGCCGCCTCGTTTCGTCTCTCTGTATCCGAGCCGCTTCGATAGCGACTTTTCGGATTAAGCCACGCGAGCGGATGCGCTCGTTTGTGGCTTGTTCGATGTACTGTTTTACTTTACTCATTTTACCGTGTTATTTTTAGGTTTGTAATTCCACCCGTTTAACTCGTAGACTTTCCGTTTCGCCTCTTCCTGTGTTGCCGCATCATCTACCTTTGTGTCTCCGTCTGGATCGCGACGATAGATATTGAAGTGACGAAAACGAGGGGAATAATAATACTTTGATTGATTTTGCGTTTGGCTCATTTCTGTATCGTTTTTAATATTAATCTCTTGCTTCAGCCATCTTCCGACCTTTTGTAGTCGCCGAATAGATATTCGGCTTATCACCACTGAAACATTTAGTTTTTATCCATTCATTTCGTTCAGCTTCCCGGATATAGAAGGATATTCCGTATTCAGATGTATGTTTTAACCAATCCAAATTTTTGATTTGTTCAAATGTCATAGGACCGCCATAAACGAGCGATGACGTCAACATTTCAACGCTTTCTTTCAATGAATATTCACTCATATTTATCTTGTTTTACTCTAATTAAAATACACCTCCATCACAGGCGTTAATAATAATTTCTACTATTCTATCACTTTTCATTCTTCCATTTTCGCCCACTCCATCATTATCATCCTTATCAAGTTTCAAGATATTTAAATTTCCATCAGCAAAGAGAATCAGATTCTTAGGTTTCTTTCGGATTACCTTCTTCAGCTCCTTAATCCATTCCTCTTCTTTCTTCGTTAGTTTGATTATTTCCATAATGTTCCTTATTGATTTGTTTTGATTATTTCCTTTTATTCATTTTCTTCCGTTTCCGGTCTTTTTTGATTTGATTCGCAGTACGCCCACCTTTCGAAGAGGAATTTTTCCAAGAAGGTGGGACGGTTTTCCAAGGAGTAGACTTTTCTTCATCTACCATTTTCAGTTCCCTATGGGGAATATCATAAGGTCTGTTTTCGTATCTATATGTATTCATATCTATATTTGATTTACGCTAATTGATTCGTATATACTTACCTGCAATATCGCAAGTTCTTAATATCTCGGCATTATCTTCACCGAAAGCGATTAGGATACTACCGCAACCGGGAGAATCCCCACGGGTTCCATCCGGTCGAAAGAAGCGAATTCGATTTCGTAGAAACTTCATTGCCGTTGCTTTCTCAAATATGACATCCTGGAACATCTTACTATCACAGCGGTTGAACAACAGCGCAATGCCATTGCCATGTTGTGCCAGTTTACGGACAAATTGTTCAATAAGTGGACGGGAGTAAGGTGGATTTAGCCAAACACGACCTGCCCATTCTTTAGTTAATCCGTCATGTTTTTTGTTGTACATGGTTTCTGCCGTTTGCCAAAGCGGTTTAACCGGAGCGCATGGATCTAAATCGAACTTTCCCAATGCGTCTATAATTTCCTTTGGCGTGTACCATTCATCGGTGGTATTAACCGACTTCTCAAAAGATGTATTCATTTCTCTTTTGTTTTACGTTAATTACTCCCTATTCTCCTTGCATTTCTTGCAGAGATAAAGCCCTGCATCTTCATCTCTACCCTCTGATTTCCACATATCAGACATACAATTATCACAATATGTAGCCTCGCTTTCGTCTTCACATGCTCCACAAAAGTTCTTTCCCTCAATCTCGTAATAACAACCTTCGGAATAACTATCATACAATCTCTTACACACGTCACACATTTCTATCGAATCTGGTAGTATGGGGAAGTGTTCTTGTAGATACCAAATAACAGTACTTGATTGCTCTGGAGTAAGTTTAACTTTATACTCATCACCTAAAGAAATTCCTTCTGGAATATCACCCTGCAAAAAGGAATGAAACTCTTGAATCCATTCTAAATCGCTCCAATCACGATTAGAATTATTCTTTTGAAGTTTAATCTCATTCTTATTCATTTCTAAATTGTTATTAATCTTTCTTACTGTGATACTCAGGGGTAAATATCAATGCCAATAATACCCATACACTTTTTGTCACCCACAAGGAAAATCCTATTAGAGAGAAAAAAGCAACATAAATCAATGCGATACCTATATCTTTCATTACTATCTTGGCTTGAATTATAGTAGCCCGAAGGCTACTAGATTAAACATCTCCCCACAGTGTCTTTGCGAGTTCGTATTTCTTTTGTAATTCATTTACTTCTTTCTTTGCATAAGTAAGAGCATAAGAATGACTACGCGGGCACTTTCCCGATTTAACGGCTTCGTGATATTTTTGAGCAACTTCAAGTTTATGCTCGTAGAAATCAATACTCTCCGGCATGGATAAATTGATTGTATTTGCACGTTGTTCCCAATATTTAGCTATCCTTTCGTGCTCGGCTGCTTTTTCGTCAAACTGAACACTTTTACCCATATTGTTCCATGCATCATCTATCGCTTTTCTGTGTCGCTTCTCGCTATGATGTCCCACTTTGATAGGTTCACCTAGAGAAAGAAAATCCTTATCTTTATTGGACTTGTTGTAATATTCACTACTTTTCTGTACAGCAGATATAGCCCATTCATGACGACGTTCAGCCCTTTGTTTAGCCCACTCTTGCACATTAAAGCCATCAGCCCGTACGATTGAGTAATAATAGAATCCATCACGTTCGTAAATGAGGTTGAAAACAATACATTCATTTTCTTTTCCATACTTGGTTGTAACCTCGATTACTTCTCCTTTTTCATGTTTTTCACTACATTTTGCAAGAAAAACATTTGGTACATATTTACTATACGTATTCATAGTGCCTATAATTATTGATTAAAAACTTCTTTGTGTACTTGGTTAATTGTTCCATTGATTATTAATGATCCTTTGGTAACACGAATCTTGTTACCTTTCTCTTGAACTTGGTAGCCCGCTTTTTTTAGCCGATCTATTTTCTGTTGTGGCTCCATTTTAAAACCCCTCATCATCATAATCTGTATCAAATATTCGTGCAACCATATCGACGATATTTTCCTCAATGTCTTCCGTAGATCCGGTTACTGCATTAGCGATATTTTTCTTCTCTTGAATTATGCGATAAACTTTTTCATCAATAGTTCGCCGACCAAGAAAGTAGTAACAGGTAACAGAGTCCTTTTGCCCGATACGGTGTGCCCGGTCTTCGCACTGACAACAATCGGCGTATGTCCAAGGGAACTCAACAAAAGCGACATTACTTGATGCAGTAAGCGTTAAGCCAACTCCAGCCGCTTTAATAGAGCAAATAATAATATCTGTCTTAGGATTATTCTGGAAGGCATCAACAGCTCTTTGCTTTACATCTTGGGAATCTCTTCCGGTAACTGACACAGCAGTGGGAAAGTAACGTTTCAGTTGGTCTACAACCTCATGAAGAGAACAAAAGAGGATTATTTTCTTTCCATTCTCCCGGAAGTCTTTCACAAATTCAATAACATCGCGTACTTTTCCACGTGCGGAGATCTGCCGAAGAATATTGATACGTACCATGACTTCACCACGCAAAGCCTTTTCAATCTTTTCATCGTCGGCATCCTTATATTTCTGTAGATACATAATAAGGTCACGTTCGGCATCTACGTACTCCTTACGATTAGTAATTTCACATGTGTTTACTTGACGTATTTTATCCGGAAGATCTGTAAGAACTAGTGACTTTTCACGTCGAAACATACAGTATTTCCATAGGTTGAAATTTAATTCTTTCAAATTTGACGCTTCTCTTTGACCTGAACAGTATCGGTTAACAAAAGGCTTATAACCTCCAAAATCTTCCATACGATTCAATATTGCTAGCTGTGGAATCAGGTCTTTTGGCCTGTTGACAACTGGGGTTCCAGTCAATTCGATAATCCATTCTTTGCCGGTGCATATCCCTTTACAGAATTTAGCCTGCTGGGTAGATGCAGATTTACAACGATGACTCTCATCAATGATAACTGATTTGAATAAGTTGATTGAGTTTCTAAATTCTACATCTCGTAGCGTCCAGCCTTCGGACTTCTTTATACGTTGTACAAAGTACTTTTTTAAAGACTCATAATTGACTATAAATACCTGATGCATTCCTGTTTGAAAGAAAAAAGTCCAAGTATCACGTACTTTATCAGTTAAGATCATTGCTTTTTTGTCCGTAAACTTCTCCCATTCACGCATCCAGTTTATTTTTAATGAAGAAGGACAAATAACAAGACAAGGAAAAGCACCAGCGATATTAATTGTTGCAATACTCTGCAATGTCTTACCGAGTCCCGGTTCATCACAGTTCATAAACCGTTTTAATTCTAATCCTCGAGCAATGCCTTTAAGTTGATAAGGATAAGGTTGAATTTTAAGATTATGAGGAATGACCAGCTCCGGAAGTTCCGGAATATCGTAAACAGCTTCTTCTTCCCTTTTTTCATTGCCACTAAGCCAGTTTATATTCTCAAATTGCTGTATTTGATAAATCATCCTTTCAAGATCAACTCTACTCCTAGTCGGAATAATCCAAACTTTTCGGGTACCGTCAAAACGTCTTCCAGGAATCTGCCTGATCCGATCTACGATAGAAGGTTTATACTTGAAAGATAATTCAAAATTATCTCCTTTTAATTCGATATTCATGATTTAGAGTATTTTGTAGGGGGAATTATCCCCCTATAGTGATTGGTGTTATGCAGTTGCATCTAAAGGAGCTGGAGCTTCTATTTGCTTCTTTCGCCCTCTTTTTTTAGGTTTATCTTCAATTATAACGGCTTCTTCCGGTTCGTCTGTATCAAAATCAAGACGTTCCTGTCTGACTCCCCATTTCTCTTCAAACAGATAACTCTCAACTTCTGCGTCACAAGCTGCCGCATCAATGCTCAATTCTTCATAGTAAGGATAGTCTGCATCAAGGAGAGGAACGAAGATTTTCAGATCAACAACTTTGCCGGACTGAAGTAATTTAGCCCCCATAATAGTAATTCCAGACACACCATCGACGCTATCGTTTGCATAGCCGGTTATGATGTAATTTTCAAGAATCTCTGAATAACCAGGAGACGTAAAACTATCCTTATTAATATTGGCAGCTTCCGGCTGTTCGCATAATACGACAAGATGTAATTTAAGACGATTAAATGTCTCTCTTAAGTCACTATGAATGATCTGATCGCAGTTCTTGCTAATTACATTCGTGTAGTTTGCTTCCGAAAAACGTTCATTGTACACTACATTCAAGCGGTCCTTTTTAATAATCGCTTTCTTGATTTCATTTTTTGCTTGTTCCATAATCTTCTTTAGTTGATAAAGTGATAATACTAAACGTTGATACAACTCCCATTACGGCAGCCGTAGTTATTTCTCTAGTTGTAGCATCTTCTCTTTGAGAGAAAGATAATGCCGTAAACAGGCCGATAACGGATATTCCGATTGTGACTCTTCTTAGATTTTTCATGATAATTACTTTTTGTTGTTAAACATTCCGGACATTTGCATTTCTGCCTTAGCTTTACTTATTACAGTTACACACCACGATAATTGATGTGTTGCCGTCCGATTGCAACGTTCGCACCAATCAACTAAGTATCTCTCTTCCCGACATAAAGAATTGACTAGAGCATTTATCGCTGTCGCTGTTGCTTTCGCACTTTTTGCCGTGTCTACAAGCGTCTGCATGACCTCGGATTTCATTGCCTCATTGAGCCAATATTTTGAATCTGCGAGCAATTTTCCGGAGCGGGCAACATATACAGCTAAATCATTACCGCGTTGTACAGCTTCTGCTACATCTTCGCTCATAGTTATATTAAGGAATGAATCTATATTGGTTAATTCGGCCAATATTTGTTCTTTTGATGTAATAAGTAAATTCATATTGTTTTATGGTAAAATATAATCAGACCATTAATTGCCACCACTTAAAAGCAAGGTCCTCGTATTTCTCTTTTCCTCTGATGTATGAAGGGTGTTTCCGGTCGGTGATAAAATGCTTGAAGATTCTACAATTCTTCTTGCTGATAGCATAAATAAAATCTTGTTTGCTACCGGCTATATCCATATACCATGCCCGGGAGCGGTCCCAGTCAAAGAAATCTATCGCTTCATCGAATTGTGCCTGAGATTCTGCGAAGGTCGTTTTTAAATCCCCCCCAAAGTTGAAAGAAGACAACCACCAGTCCCATTTACACCGTGTATCGAGATGATAAACGAAGTCCCCATAAAAGAACTCTTGTTGTTTGTTAACCATAAACTTTTGTGTATCGGACTGTGCCAAAACGACAGCAAGAAATTGATCCTTTTCTGCTTCCTTCCGGAGAGCCTTACGCATTTCAAGCCCTAGTTCAAATTCGTCTTTCGTATACACATAATCGTCTACCATTAACTTATCATATCTTACACGCTCGTTTTCTGTAATAAGAGCATCTACAAGAGTTCCAAACTTGAATGCCTTCTCTTTATCCCCGTATTGAGCACGGGGATAAAGATAGTTCTTAAGCTCTGTCAGATCTGAATTGCTGACCTCCGGACGAGAGTAATATGAATCAGGATTTGACATGGCTATTTGGCTTTTACATCTGCTTCATATCGGATGTATTTTGATTCGATATGCTTTTGATCTTTACCGTTCGCCTGCTTCTCGCAATAAGTAATCATCTTTTTAAAGATTTTCTCCAGTTCTTCAACAGGCAACGTTTGACCTTCGTTTATCCACCACATCTGGAATATTTCTAAATATCCCTGCTGATGAAGTACAACAATCTTTTCTTTCACCTTGGCGTTAGTCGGTGGAGGAGCAATAGAAGCGGCAGCTTCCATAAAAAGACTACCAATAGAGCTTTGTTGTGCCTTCAGTGCAGCCTCTTGTTTTGCTGCTTCTTCCTCCTTTTTCAACTCTTCCATTCTTTTGGCTGCAGCTTCTTTTTCACGTTGTTTACGCAATTCTTCCGCTTTGGCAGCTTCCTCTGCATTAGCGAGACGAAGTTGTTCCAGTTCTGCAAGTTCCTTGCGTTTAGAGGGAACACGGTCGGTAAGGTCTTGCTTAACGCTTACAATCTTTGCCTTATACTGTTGAGCGTATTGCTCATATTTGCCCTCTAGAACTTCTCGGCGAATCTCCTGTTTTGTTTCTTGACTAATATAGTAAGTTGCAGAATCCGCACTAAACTTATCAAAATGAGATTTGGGATAATCGGTCTGAAAAACTGTGATTCCTATAACTTCACGATCGAAGTTTTCATAAGTCAAGTTGGAAAATATTCCCTGCAATTCAGAAACTTTACTTGAAAGATATTGATTGAAATAAGAAAGAAGGCTATCCCCTATTATCTGTCGATAGTTCGCTTTCTCTGTTTCAATTCTAGCTCTCTGTTCCGCTTCTCTCTTTCTTTTCTGTTCTTCTTCGTATTTAAACTTGGCATACTCATTGCGCTTTATCACAAGCTTTCCGGGAATTGTTGAAGGATCCTTAGGATCAATTTGTTTTTCTTGGGAGGTGAAAAAGGAACGTATTCTATCAAATATCTGCGTAATAGGTTTACGACGTTCATCCATATTTTTGAGTGTTACGCTAACCTTTTTCAAGTAGTCGGCTGTAGCCTGATCTATTGTTTCATTCATACCTTCTCCTTCGATAGTGTCAAGGAGAGCTTGCCCAGCTTCATTACACTTTTTGACAGAATTTGTATTCTTCCCCATTATATCTGGAAAAGATGACAGAATATTTTTTGCTTCGTCTATTTTGATTAACTCTGTTGCCATATTATTTATTTTAATCGGTTAGTAAGTATTAGAATCCACCGTCTTCATCATCATCGGAGACTGGCACCTGTACAGGTTCTGGAGCTTCCAGTTGTTTTTCTTCACCGAAAGGAATATTAGGATTATCCACAGCCTGAACGGGTTCATTAACCTTGTCTTCATCCACCAAGCCATAGTCGATAATTTCTTCCTCTTCTTGATCAGAAGCCATTATAGTAAACTTACCTGTACGCACCTTAGGATAAGCATCAAACGCATGTTTGATCATCTTATTCTCAAGGAACCCAGGGTCAATGCTTCCATTATTCGAAGTATAAAGTGCATTGGCTTTACCCAATTCACGTCTTTTAGTTTGATCGTTCCACTTCGAATTTGCTTTTTCACTATAATGTTTCAATCGTTCGATATCACCCTCCATTAACCATTGATAATCTACCGAGTTGTCATTTCGTACAATACGAATGAATGCAGCAATAACTTTGGTTGAAGTACGGGGGCATTGTGCTTCATACTCGATATTCTTTATACCATTAACTAAGGATGCTTTAAAATGATCTCCCTCATATACAACGACTGGATTATCCGCATACTTGATTTGCCCGGCACGCATACGCATTGTCAGTTCGCCATACCCTGTAACTGAAACATAGGCACGTTTTTCATAAATATCATATCCTTGTGCGTTCTTGTGTCCGGTTTTACTGCTTCTGCTAAGTATATAGCAAAGTGGATGTCCTGTTTGATCTAATGTAAGACCGTTGACTGCTATATCAAGAAAACAGCCATATAGAGACATCTTTGTCGAATCTGCCAAATCAGGATTATCACGGAGAAGTTTTTGAAAGTTGAATACTTCTTTATGATACATTTGCTCACCTTTATCTGTTCCCCAGATAGCATTGTACATTTGAACGAATTTTGCCTGTACATTTTCACTTTCGACAATTTTCGTTGCTGGAAGCGCATTTAGCTCTTCCACTTTTACTTCAATAATTTTACTCATAATTGTTTAAATATTAGCATTTTATTAATCTCCTTGATATACTCCACGTCTATATTCCTCCATTAAAAGAATATCTTCGGCCGTGGGCTCTATGCTTATATCTTTTTTATCAGGTTTAATCTCTACAGGAGTAGGAACATAATTCTTTTTCTGTTCTTCTCTTTCTGCAATCTGCTTTCCGATACTGTCTTGCAGAGCCTGTAACACTTCTGATGATTTCGGTATATATCTCATACAGCGATCTGCATTAATTGTTTGATAATGTTATCCGGAACTTTATTATGCAAATCCATCATTGCACTGGCTGTTTCCAATTCGGATCGTTTCACATAATATTTTCCTCTTTCCTTATTATTTGCCGGATAAAACTTAATCCAGGCTTTTTCGCGCCACTCTTTTATTAGGCGTTTTCCGTATATTTCTTCCGCTTGTGATATCGTTACTACTTCGGGGAGTAGTCCCAGCATCGTTAGCGTTTGCACCGTCCCAATTTTAATGCATCGGGCGACCATCATTTCGAAGCAATTTTCCATAATCTCTAATTAGGCTGTTTCCTATACTTTTGAATGGTGTTGAGCTGATTTTATTACTGAAACACATCTGCATCTCTATGCTATGCTGCCTGATTAATATTGATTAGAGTTCATATACTTCTTCTATTTTATTTCTTCGTATTCTTGCCCGTCGACTCCGGTTAAGATCGTTGTTGCAGTCAAATGCAATCTGAAAGGCAATAATTCCAAGAAACGAAAGAGCTACGATCGTTTTCTGCAATTGCTGGAAATCAATATTTAGAGCAAATGCTCTATTAGCCCACCAACTGCCTAATTCATTCAGTTTACTTGTTCCTGTCTTTTTGTAAGCTCTATCCAGTATTACGTTTACCGTCCCGTATGCAATATTCAAGAGATCCGCAATCTCTTTCTTTGCTTTACCACAAAAAGCGAGGCCAGCAATCTGATTTTCGCGCTTCGTTAGTTTAGCGTCAGCTTGCAGTTCCATGATGCAAAGTCTCTAGTTCGGCGGCAGCTTTGGAGACTCCTTTAGTAGCTTCCAAGGCTTCATTAGCCATTCTTACAGCGACATTCAATACTTTTGCTTTGTAGGTTGAGCGAGCAGAAGCCGGCTTATTATTAAGGATATTGTGCACTGTACCCTGTGAGCATCCTACTTCTTTCGCTATCTGCTTTTCGTATCCGTAAGGCAGATTTGCTTTGATAGTTTCTAATTGATTTTCCATATACATTATTATATTTATAGTTTCTAGTTCCCGGAAAGGCGGTCAAACCCGTCCGGGATTATATAGCTTATTCTTCCGTTTCTTTGTCAGTGAATGAATACTCTTCTTCTGCAATTCCGAAAGAAGAAAACAGTTCACGAATTTCATCTTTCAGTTCTTCGTCACCATCACACTCATATCCATCATTCATATCATAAGTTGGTAGTTCCCAAACATTGGTACTTGTTTGGTTCAGTTCTGTACGCAGCAAACTATATCTAATTGCATCCTTTGCCTTACTTGCTTCCTGTAATGAAACTTCTAGAATTGTCTTCATTTTCTTATTTTATTTATAAATGTAATCAGGTGAATTTTTATATCCATCAAACGAAATTCCAAACGCATCAAAATCACTCTCGCTTGCTAGTCTGATTTCATTCGGATTGTTGATCTGGAAATTGTTCTGCAAATTGGTTGTACCAATAGCTCCTTTCAGAGGTGAAGAATGTAGTATTTGAACTGAATCAGGCAATTCTGGTAGAATATACCCAAGCGTATGTTCTTTGTAAACCACTAATTTTATTTTTTCTGTCTTTACCATATCTATATATCGATTTAGAGTAAATAATCTATTTTGTTAACTTTATTGCCCTTTTATTTTGGCGTTATCATTGTTTTGCGTTAACTTTATAGTGCAAATATAGAATTAAAATCTACACATGTAGATATTTGCATAGAGAAATAATCTATATATTAAGAAAATTTAGGATTTAATGAAAGAAACAGTTAGAGATAGGCTACTCCAATTCATAAACGAATTAGGCATAAGCACAAGAATGTTCGAGCAGAATTGTGGTTTAAGCAATGGATTTGTCCGAAACACAGGAGAGTCTATAAGACGGAATAATTTAGAGAAAATATCTACAATCTACCCGGATTTGAATACAACCTGGCTATTGACTGGAGACGGAAATAAACTAAATTCTTCTGCGAAATCTATCACTTCTATTTCCTCTGAAATGCCTGCACCAAGCAAACAATCATCCAAAGGAATACCTTATTTTGACGTTGATGTTACTATGGGATATGATGAACTTCCCAACGATCAGACTAATATTCCTAATTACTATTTGCATATACCTGCATTTCAGAATTGTGATTGTGCGGTACCAGCTTATGGACGTTCTATGATTCCAGACATAAATGATGGTTCTATTATAGCTATTAAGGAAGTCAGTTTAGATAGTGTTCTTCCTGGAGAGGCATACCTTATTATAACAGACGAATACAGAACTGTGAAATATATCCGTAACTGCAAGGACAATCCTAATAAATGGCGTTTAGTTCCAAAGAACTTGGAAGAATTTGACGAGATGATAATAGACAAGACTAAAGTTCTTCGAGTATTCCTTGTAAAAGGGGTCATAACAAATAAAATTCTATAGTATTACAAACATAAAATTAGCC